TAATATAGAAGATATAAAAAAACATTTTAATATTAATTTATTAAATATTTTAAGAAAAGAATACAAAAAAGAAACTAAAGAATATAAACAAAAATTAATTGATAACTCTGAAAAAAATATTATATTTACGACTGAGATAAATGAAAAATTTGTTGAAAAAAATATATTTGATGATAAAACAAATAAATTATTAACAAATATAAAAGAAATTAATGTCTTTAAAGACATCAAGACTGTGCACTATATGGATACACAATTTATAAATAGAAAAAATATTTCATATCAATTTGGTGTAAAAGTCAATGTATCTAATGGATTCTATACATATATAAAAAATATACTCAATGAACTATCAGTAGTAAAAAATAATATACAAAATTATTACAATACGACATTAAATTTATTAAACTACAATCCAGTAAGAGAGTCATATACTGATTCTTTTATAGATTCATTTAGCGTATTTTATAGAGAAAATTTATTAAAGTCAATAAATAAATTTATTGAAATTCTAGAACAAACTTGTCTTCTTGAAAGATTGAATGAGCAAGAAGCGGATGAATTATCGCTTATACTGTCTACATGTTTAGATCCAGTAATATCAAACCAATATTTAATAAACAAAGTATTAATGACAATAAGTTCAATCCATTCAGAAATAGAAAAAGAATTAGAAAAAATTAAAAATATAAATTTAAATAAAGAATTTTGGTTTAATGAAATTGTAAATATTCCAGAAAATTTATCTACCGGATATTCATATTTTCCTAAAAAACAATTAGGATCAGGAATGTTGAGTTTAAATTCATCCGATATATTATCAAGAATTCGTTCCGAGATTGAGTTTTATTCAAGTGATTCTGTGCAAGGTAATATTTTGTTTTGTATATCTCCAAAATATATATCAATAAATAACAGCGAGTATATTATTGATAAAAATATGACAAATGATAATTATAAAAAATTAGATATACAAATAAAATTATTTAATAAAAAAATGCTTTATAAAAATAATGACGAAGATTTATTAAATATTTTAAATTCATCTTTTAGTATATTAAATTATTACAGTGAAGGCAATGATTATAAACAACAATATTTAAAATCTGGTGATTATCAACAAAATAAAAATTTAAATGTACAAATAGAAAATTTATTTTTATCTTTTGTTAAAACAAGTTTTGGAACTAAAAATTTTAATATGACTAATGTTCCTTTTCAAGTAAAGTCACTAATAGATCAAAAATCTAATATTTTTTCTAATATCAGTACAGCATTTGATGACTTAAATAATAATTCTAAATTTTTATTTTTATATAACACATTATGTCATATAGAGTACATGAAAACTAACGGAGACATTGAAGACATAAACACTAACACATGGCATACACTAACAACAGATACAATTAATAAACTAAATTTTGAAGAAAAGATATTGTGCAGACTTAAACTTTATCAAATGCCAGATAATAAATATTTTTCTAGATTTTCAGAAATAAATCTTTTATCGTATGATAATTATTTTATTCTACACAGCAATGTTCAACCTGTTACAACTCAACAAACATTAATTCAAAATAATGAAACTATTATTTCACAAAAAATCGATAAAATAGATGTTAATTTAATAAATCCTATGTTAAATATGTCTCAAAAAATGTATAAAAAAGTTAAAAAAGCAAATTTTAATATAGTTAAAAAAACAAATAATAAATTAACAAATATAAAATTTAAAAAAATAAAAGAAGCAGCAAAAGTTATAGAAGTTAATAAAAGAAAAAAAGTAAAAAGTCTCATAAAAAAGAAAAAAATTATTAGAAAGGTGAAATAGTATGTCAAAGTATAAAATTATTTCTGTGGAACAAAATGATGTTTTAATTAGATCTAATATTCTAGTTCACCAGCCGCCAGAAGGCCAACATAGTGAACCTGCTACATGTGTTATGGAATACAAATATCAAAATAATTTTAATGATAATAATATTTCTTTGGCGTTGTCTAGCTATTCTAATCAAGAATTATATTTATTGAATGGATATGAAAAAATATTAAATTTGTATAATCAAGAAATAAATAACATCGCATATAATACAATATATAATAATTATGTTCTATCTGACACCGCAAGAGTTCCGTTAACAATTTTTGATAAATCTTTTTTACAGAATCGTAATTTAAAATCTTTAAATAATACAATAAAAGATAATTTTGCTACTTTTGCTTACTTAAATTTTAAAGCATTGAATAAAAAACAACATATACTTCATTTTTTAGAGAGTAATAATATTTATGATACAATTTTATCTCAATTTTCAGTTTTATTGAATAATCAATATTTATCTTTAAATAAAAATTTATTCAATACAGCAGATTTAGCAGTAAATTACATAGCGGCGCTTTCAAAATATAGTAATATATTAGATTTGAAGAACTCTGATGATGATTTACCTTATGAAGTAGTTGGATACAAAATTGAAAAATATCAATTTGATAATCCTAATGCAATAAGAACTTGGATACTACCATACACAGACTCACCTAACAGTGAGCATATACAGTTTTGCGATACAGAAATTATGTATGGTAAAAGATATAAATATAAAATATCTTTGTTATTAATATGTTTAGGTATCAAGAATGAAGAAGTTAATCCATTTTTAATATCTACCGATAGTATAGTTTTTGATAATAAAATTTTAATAAAAAATAGCCCACCATTAAAGCCAAATATTAATATATTAACATATATGGGCGTAGACAATAAAATTTTAATATTAGCTAAAGGAAATGCTGGGGTTATTAAGGAAGAACCAAAATATTTAAATTCCAATACTAGATCTATATATTCATTATTTAGTGCTCCCGATAATAAAATAAATTTTGAATCTAAAAATGAAGAAAAATCCTTTAGTTTATATAGATTAGAAAACCCCCCTAAACAATATCTAGATTTTGAAAATGCAAAAAAAATAAATTTTGATGCTTCCTCATACGTAGACACAATAGTTCCAAATAAAAAATATTATTATACATTTACCACAAGAGACTTTTTTAATATTGATTCTAATCCAACTGATGTTTATGAAGTGGAAATTTTAAACGATAATGGAGTTATACAACCAATAGTTAAAAATTATTTTTTTAAACCAATTACACAATATGATTTTAAAAGACATTTTAGAAAAAAAATTAATTTGTCACCCGCACCCCTAAATTTACTTGTTAATAATAAAACTGTTGATACTATTAAAGATAAAATTGGAGTTGGAGAAAATTTATGTTGGGACAAAGAATTTATTGTTGTAATTTCATCTCTTACCACTGGTAAAAAAATTAATTTTAAAATTAAATATACTAAAGAAGAAGAAAAATAATTTTAAAACTATTTAAAAAAAGATAGAAGGAGATATTAGATGGCATTTTTAGATAATACAGGTGATATAATTTTAGACGCCGTTATAACTGACGAAGGAAGAGTAAGATTAGCAAAAGGAGATTTTCAAATTACTAAATTTGCTTTAGGAGACGATGAAATAAATTATAAATTATATTCTTCTACTGATGAAACTACAATTTTAAAAACTCCTATTTTTGAAGCATTTACAAATAATATCGCTTCTCTTAATAGTAGATTAATTACTCTGACAAATAATAATATTTTATATTTGCCAATTATGCTTGTAAATGATAAAATAAACGCAAGTTCTAATTATGCAAATGATAAAATTGTTAAAAATGGATATGTTGTTGCTGTTGATTCTTTAACTGAAGAAATGTTTGGAAATGCTAATTTGTTATTTGATGGACAATCTGCAAATAAGGGATATATAAAAGGATTCTCCACTTTATCCGCGCCATTTAAAATTACTATAGATCAAGGCATAAATTCTGATGATACATCCAGAACAGGCAATACATTAATGGATGATTTGATAGAGCAAAATTGTTTGATGGAAATGGATGATAGATTTATAGTTCCTGTTTCTCCAAATGGTCAAATTTTATCTAAAACTTATGTTGATGAAGATTATATGGCTAGTTATTATGTCTCCAATGGTGATGGTACTAATGTAATTTTTGATCACCCAAATCCAACATATAATGCATCTGATACCAATGAGTCAATTCTTGGGCCAAGAGGAATAAGGATAGAGTTCTCGCTAGCCTCAGCTCTTAGTGTATCTGCATCAACTTCTTTATTTTATAAACTAGGATCAAACGTCACCAGTAGATTTACTATAAGTGGTGCTGCTGCTGGTACTAATATTAGACAAATTGTATCATCTGTTAGGGTGACTGGATTAACTACCGGTTATGCAATAGACGTTCCAATTGTATTAATAAAAAAGATCTCTTAACAGGAAGGTAAAAAATGGCTACTACTTATAAAGATTTTTCATCTAACGATATAATAAATTCAAAAACATTATTATACGAAAATATACCGGTAACAGCATCTATTGTTTCAGGAACTTTGTATTCTGGTGCTAATATTAAATCATATGCTCATGGAATGTATGAAAGTGTCTATGATTATAATTTTCAAAGTGCTTCTGCAAATCAATTATTTGACATGACAGCTGGTTTAATATCTGGCTCTCCAGCATACAGTACAGCTGATACAAATTTATCAATAAAAAATAATATTTATAATCAAATGGCACAAGTTTTAGTAGGCTATGATTATCAAGGTAATATTCTTAAATTTGACGAAGATGGAGATACAGCAACAGATGCAGCTGAAGAAAAAATTAATTCTTGTTTTATATTAAATCTTAACAGACTTCTTGTTAAAGATGAAATAAAAAAAGGAACATTCAACTTACAACTTGGCATACATCCAAGCGACATAACACCATATAGTAGCTCTTGTATCATATCTGATTTATCAGGTAGTGATAGTTATAGAGTTAATTCTCCAACTGGTGAATATGGTATTCTATACGCAAATGCATTTACCGGCACTAATACAGCTACAGTTAGACGACCAGCTGTTGGTTTATTGTTTTATCAAGCAGGAGTAGCAGTACTATCGACTGCAATTTTTGCAGCAAGCAGCTCTGCTAATCCAACATCAAGTATGTCTGCCAACACAAGAGGGCAACTTATAACCGCTTGTTCAATGTCTTCTGGCGATAGCTATTTTAATGTACAACAATTATTTAGAAGTGGATCTGTAGATAAAATAAATGCAGCATTAAGACGTAGAGTGATGAATTTAAGCATAAATAATACTACTCAATTAAATTCTACAATACATTTTTGTAGAGTTGGAAACACTGAATTTAACTATAGCTCAAACCCAACGTATTTGTCTAGTAGCAAAATTATTGTCAAGGCAGATGAGCAGAACAATAATCCTGTTTCATATATAACCACAGTAGGTCTATATAGCTCCGACAATCAATTACTTGCAGTAGCAAAACTTTCTCAACCAATCAAAAAAACGCCAAGTAATGAAATGATTCTTAGAGTTAGATTAGATTATTAAGATAAAAAAATGTATTTTCAAGAATTTTCTAAAAATGACATATTTAAAAATATAATAAAAACTCACCCTAAGTATAATATATATTTTTGGTATAAAGATAGTAAATTTAAATTTTATTTATTGAATAATAGCCAAAATACCGGCTCTTATTCAATAAATAATTTATTTCTTTATAGTCTTCCTTTAAATAATGCATATTCTGGAAGTATGCCAATAAGAAATAATATTAATGCATATAAATTAGACTATAATAATCAATCATTAATTTCATGGAATAGTTCAACGACTACTAGTAATGATCAATACAGTATTAAATATCCACTTACAACATCAATTGATATTAAATATTATGAGTCTACTGCAGCAAAAGAAGATAATATATTCACAGGATCTTATGAATATAAAAATAGACTTTATTCTTTAAAAAATGTTTTAAATAAAAAAGGCGCAAGTAATTTACACTTTTTATTTACATCTAGTATTGGAGATAAACAAAATCAAGAATTAACACTTATTTCTGTGCCATCTATATTTTATGGAAATACAATAAATAAAGGATCTATTAGTTTAAAAGTAAATATAACTGGCGCTCTTGCATCGGAATTACAAGACACAAAATATAATGGAGAATTAATAGTAGTAAGCGGCTCTAACGTTGGCGATACAGCAGGTGTTGTTTTATACGATGAAGGATTTATAATGTTGACTGGCAGTTGGCAAATAAATCCTTTATATTCATATAAATGGGGTGATATCTCTACTGTAAATAATACTAATATTAATTTACAGCTAGACTTTGAAGGCACAAACATCACTCCAACAATGACTTTATTTGCTCATGCTCCTAAAGGAATGTTTAATTACTCAAATAACCCAACATATATTGAATATGGTCAAGATAAAACACCAAGAACCGGTAGTTCGTTTTTTGAAGAAAAACAAGAATTAAAAATAAAAAATACTGTAAAATATGCTTATGATAATTTTTCTGGCAGTTTAGAAAAACAAACTTTTATTTCTAAAATAGGAATTTTTGATGAAAATAAAAATTTATTAGCTATAGTAAAAACTTCTAAGCCAATGAAAAAAACTGAAAATAGAGATTTTACATTTAAGATTAAAATAGATTATTAAGAGTATAATATGTCAGATAAAATACCAAATTATTTACCAAGCACACTTGAGACAATAGATTCTGCTTTATTAGAATATGTGCAAAATCTTAATTTATTTGTTACTACAGGTAACGGATTTGAAAAAGTTCCAGTAATTTGGAGTTCTGCAGAAAGATCATTTCAAATTAAAGATAATAAAGAAATACGTGATAAAAATGGATCTTTAATAGCACCAATAATTTCAATTTCTAGAATCTCTGCCGTTAAAGATCCTAATAAAAAAGGTATTTTTCAAGCTGGTTTATCTCCAAATCAAGAAAGAATATTATATACGGAAGAATTAAATCAACAAAAAACTTCTAATTTTGCAAATGCTGATTCATTGAAAAAAACAGGTCAAATTAATTTCAAAACTTCTAAAAATAATAAAAAAAAAGTTTATAAAAGTAAATATATACCTATTCCTATATACATAACTGTTGAATATAAAATAAATATATTAACAAACTATCAATCACAAATGAATGAAATTATTCAACCATTCATGTCAAGAGTGGTTCAAAATTATTTTTTAATAGAAAAAGATGGCTATCGATATGAATCTTTTATCAATCAAGAATTTAATCAAGAAAATATAAATTTAGACGAAAATGAAAGAAAATATAAATCCTCTATAACAATAAAAGTTTTAGGTTATTTAATTGGAGAAGGAAATAATCAAGAAAAACCACAAGTACTTACTAAAGAAAATCCTGTAGAAATTAAATTTCCTAAAGAAAATTTATTTTTAATAGAAGAAGAAAAGCAAACTGCTAGAAAAAAACCTTCCAATCAAGGATCACAAGTATCTTCTTCGATATTAATGAAAAAAGTATTTTTAATAGGAGATGGAGTCAATTCAATATATAATATATCTCATAATTTAAATTCTAGAGATGTAATTATAACTGTTAGACAAAACGAATATCCATATACTTCTACAGATTTAATTAACATAGAACATACAGACTTAAATAATATATCCGTAGACATGTCGGAAATTATTGGTGTTGATTCTTACGCTGTAATAATTTTAGGATAATCTTATTTATAATACTATTTATTACATATCAGCCTTTATGGCAAGGAAAAAACACAAGTGGCAAATCCTTGGAAAATTTTAACATATTTAACAGCTTCATCTGATGCACTTTTTCAATCAAATGTAACTATTAACGGAAACACAAATCTAGGTAACGCCTCGTCGGATATAGTTAGCATCACTGCTCAGGTAACTGCCTCTGCGGGTATCGAAGGTAGACTATACGGAACAGCATCTTATGCATTAGATTCAGATAAATTAGATGGCTATCATGCAAATGCTTTTGCCATTTTAGCTGGTAATAATACGTTTACTGGCCCAATTACTGCATCGGCTGGAATAGAAGGTAGATTATATGGCACTTCTTCTTATGCATTAGATGCCGATAAGCTAGATGGATATGACAGTTCTGCTTTTGCAAGATTGGCCGCTGATAATACTTTCACAGGTCAGCTCACTGCATCGAATGGCCTATATGTTAACGGCGGTTTAAAAGTAGATGGTGATTTAACATATGTAAATACTACTAATCTTACCGTTACAGATAGAAAAATTACTATTGCAAATGGTGCGTCTAACGTAGATGGAGAAGGACCAGCGGGTGTATATGTTGGTAGCGATTCAACTTCCCTAGCAAGTATCTATGCAAGTGGTGCTACTGCTGGATGGCATGTATCTGGTGCTGCTGGATTATTTATTGCCGCTACAAGTAGCGCTGATATGACAAATATCGGTTCTGGTATAGTAGCTGGTGGAGAATTCAATGTTGAAGCTGCATTAAGAGCAATCAATAGCACTCTTGGAACTGCCACCACTATATCAACCGTTAGAACTGAATATGATAAATTAAGATTTATTCAGACCGGCTCTTTGTCAACAGGTAATGCAGTTGTGTCATTAGCAAAAAATGCATTTGTTAATGCAAATAAAGATTTTGTCGTTGTCGATGTGATGGTTAGAGATAGTAATTCAAATCCTTGGACTAACGATTTAGTTTCTGTATATATGGCAAATGGTGCCACTTATGTTGATGTTACTATAGATGCACCTGGTATTGCTGGTGGTTCATGGGAATATAAATTAGTTGCAGTCAATGAGAATACAGGAAGTCTTGGCCTGATTGCTTAATTAATATAAAATATTATGTTATACTGAAAGGGCGGCTAAACCGCCCTTTCTTATTTTAAAATGAAAAGAAAAATAACTTATATATTAAAAGATATAGATATCTTGATGAAATTATTATTACAAAATAGTACAGATTTTCAATCTCAAATAAAACTTGTAAAAGAACGAAATAATATTATAAAAGATATACAAAAAATTATTAAAAAATACGAAAAAATTATAAATGAAAAATAAATTTAATTTTTTACAAATAGCTAATTGGCTTTATTTTTGCAGAGAAAACTTGCAAAAAATAAAAAATAATATAAAAATTGTCAATGATCAAGAAACAAAGGAACAATTATTGCAAGAAATTAATAAATTAAACATACTTATTGATGTTTTAAATAAGAAAAAAACTATTCATGGTATAAGTCCAAAATTTTTAAAAAACTTGCAACAAATAAAGAAAGATTATGGAATAATAGATGAAACTGAATAAATATACTATTTATGATATATAAAGTCGGGAGTTAATATTAATGGGAACACGCCCCGTAAAAGTCTTACCAGATTTACAAACTAAAAAACAAATAATAAAAGTAGATGCAAGCGGAAATGAGCTTTTTAAAGTATCTGGTACATTAGATAATGGATATGTTAGCTCCTCTCTACCAATAAGTGCTTCAAGTGGTTTATTTGTAGCGTTGGGAACAACGACTTCAAGTTCTTTTAATAGCATAAATGTTCTAACAAGTTCAGTAGAAAGTTACAAAGTATACGATGTAAACCAAGCATTTCACGCTGTTGATAATTCAATTACATCTATTGCAGCAGGCGCTAATTCCTATAAAAGATTAAGATATCAACTAACTGGCAATTTTGATTTAAACGGATCTGCAGATATTTCTCTTCCATTGATTCAATACGCCGGTAGTGCTTTTCCTATATCTTCAATAGATTACATAAATGTTTCAGTGGCGATAAAAGAAAATAATTCTTGGTATAACGACATTGTTTCTATTAACCTAACATCTTCTGGTGGGTTTGTACACGTAATAATTGATGCTCCTGCTTTAAATAACACTAATCAATATAGGCTTTTGGCAGTTAATGAAAATCCAAACGATTATATATAGGTAACAAAATGTCATCAAACATACCATATTCAGAATTTTCAAGAATAAGAAACAGAACTGCAAATATTGAAAATATCGAAGGTGGAACTAGTATCAATGGTACATTACGTGCTTATAGTACTATTTTAGGTCCAACTCCATATCCATTTTTAAACCCTTATGAATATTTACAAATAAGTAATACAATTAATAATGATGCATTTATGACAGTTAGAAACACAAATGTTACTGGTATTTTAGGTGTTTTAAACGATAATGCATTTGTAGGAACAGTAAACAATAAAGACTTTCATTTTAGAATAAATAATAACGCTGTTGGAATTATTAAAAATACTGGGGATTTTGGTATAGGTAATTTAAATCCACAAGTTTCTATGTCAATCGGTCCAACAACTGCTGCAGGAATAAATTCTAATGAAATGCTTCAATTGAATAATACATTAAATAATGATGTATATATGACCGTTAGAAGTAATGAAGCAATAGGATATTATGGCGCAAATGCAGACACGGTGTATATTGGTTCGTTTAGTAATGATCGTTTTGTTTTATCTTCAAATGGTACAACAAGAGCATGTATAACAGCAAATGGTAATTTTGGAATCGGTACTAATTTTCTTTCTGCTGACGCATTATTACATGTCAATGGATCTGCTAAATTTGAAGGCACTTCTACATTTGGAACGACTATATTAAAAATAGATGTAGACAACCAAGTTGTTGGCATAAATACAAGTACCCCAGATGCATCTTATTGGCTAGATGTAAATGGTGCATCAAAATTTAATGGCTCTATTCAACTTAACTCACATTTATATGTAGACAGTGGGTATGGTATAAGATTTGGAAATAGTGAAAACGCGTCTACATTAGATGATTACGAAGAAGGAACATGGACCCCATCATTTGCTACAGATGGTTCTGGATTAAATATTTCTTCTTATACTGCTCAAAGTGGTAGTTATGTAAAAATAGGTAAAATGGTGTTACTGTCTGGAAAGATGGATATTGGTACTTTAGTTGCAACTGGATCTGGAAATGTTCTTATTTCAGGAATACCTGTTGCGGCAGCATCCGATACGACATATCAATACTATTATAGTGGACTTGTTACTGCATACATAAACATGGGATCATTGCCAGTTGGAGCTGCTGCACCTTATGAATATAGAGTTCAGACAACAAACGATTCTACTAAATTAGTTATAAGATATTCTAATAATAATACAATCCCAACGTCAGTTTTAAATAGTAATACAATGATTTGGTTTAATATAGTCTATAAAACTACATAGGAAAACACATGCTAGAAGAAAAAAAAATAGTAGATAAAATTGAAATAATTGGAGATGTTATTCAAGTTAGAGAAAGAAATTGTATTTTAAAGAATGGTGTTGAGATAGCTTCTAGTTTTCATAGAATTTCTTTTTCTAAGCAAGACGAAATTACTATAAGTGATGAAAAAGTTTTAAGTATTGCAAAAGCTATCTGGCCAGATAAATTCTTAACAAATATAGAACCACAAGCTAATATCATTCCAGAACCAGAAGTTGTTCCAGAAATAACTCCAGAAAGTTTAATATGATTTTAGGATTAGATATAAGTACTTCAATAACCGGTATTACAGTTCTTAGAGATGATGGATCAATTCTTCACAACGAAGCGATAGATTTAACATCTAAAAAACTAGACACAGTGTTTAAGAAAGCGTCAACTGTCAAAAATAGACTTACAGAATTAAGTCATCTTTTTGGTATTCGTAAGGTATATATTGAACAATCATTAAATGCATTTAGACCTGGATTGAGTAGCGCACAAGTAATATTGACGCTTGGTAAGTTTAATGGTATAGTGTCTTGGATTTGCCATGAAATATTTAACATGGAGCCGGAATATATTGGAGCCTCTACAGCAAGAAAAGCACTTGGTATTAAAGTAGAGAAAGGTCAAAATGCTAAGGAAGTCGTATTAAATAATATTTTAGCTCTTGAACCTTCCTTCACCGTGGAGTATACTGCTCACAACAACCCAAAAAAGGGTACATACGATCGCGCAGATTCGTATGTAATTGCAAAAGCAGGTTACATCCAATGTCAGAAACAAAAAAAATAAACATTCTTAATAAAATTCTAGGTGATTATTATCGTACAGGATCAGAATTATTATTTAAATGTCCATTCTGTAATCACCATAAGAAAAAATTATCATTAAATATCAATAAAAATGCAGCTAAATGCTGGGTTTGTGACTGGTCTACGCCTAATTTAACAAGAATAGTTAAGAGACTTGGCGGCTGGGATGACATTCAAGAGTGGAATAATTTATGTGGAATTATAGAAATTTCTGAATACGAAAAAATATTTTACGAAGAAGATAAAATAGCTAGTGAGCATACAGTTCTATTACCAGAAGAATTTCAATCTCTGTGCAATAAAGACGTTTCTTTGACATCATTGGCCGCAAGAAGGTATCTAAAAGATAGAGGTATAACAAAAGAAGATATATTATATTGGAAAATAGGATATGCTGTATCTGGAGAATATTCTGGTAGAGTTATTGTACCTTCCTTTAACAATAATGGAGATGTAAACTATTACGTTGGTAGAACTTATGAAGATAATTGGAAAAAATATCTTAACCCAGACGTATCAAAAGATATTATTTTTAACGAATTATATATTGATTGGAGTAAAGATGTTACAATCGTTGAAGGCGTCTTTGATGCAATTAAAGCTAAAAATGCTATCCCTATTCTTGGTTCGACGCTTAGAGAAAATTCCTCTCTGTTTAAGCACATCATTAAACACGACCCAGCTATCTACATTGGATTAGATCCAGACGCAGAAAAAAAAGCGGAGAAACTAATAAAAGATTTACTTTATTATGATGCCGAGGTCTATAAAATAGATATTCCTCAAAATGTTGATATAGGTGATATGTCTCATGAAGATTTTTTAGTTCATAAAAATAACGCTAAACTAATTAAGGATACAGATTATTTTTTAATGAACAAAATTATGAGCATATAATATGAAAATAAAAATTAAAAGTCTTAAGCAAGAACTTAAAGGACCAAATGATGAGTTAAAAACTCAGATTATTCGTGCATTTATCAGAGCAGAACCTGGATCTGATCATTCTGAACTTAAAAGTAAATTATCAAAATTAGGTATCCAGCCATGCGAAGCGGTATCTTATTTAAATAAAGAAGAAGTAGCTCCACAGCTATACACGAAAGCATTAGAAATACATAATAGCTTTTGTGAAAACAAAGTTGAAGTTGATCCTTTCGGAAATGTCCCACAGATGGGACACGATCCAAATCAAACACCAGGCGGAAATAAAAACGCAGAACCAGGTAGGAATTTTATGCAGGAGAATACTATGAAAATTAGTCAAGAATACTTAAAACAAATTATACAAGAAGAAATATCTAAAATACTAGAGTCTTCACGCAAAGAAGAAGATGAAGAATACGACGACCCAGAAGCGGGCAAAAGTATAAAAGATATTACTCCAAATGAACCAACAAGAAATATTGGTAACGCAGGAAGATCTTACGGAAGAAGATCAAACAGACCTGGTGAAAGAGAATTTCAAAAAAGAAAAAGAGCTAATAATAAAAAATAAGTATTTTTTAAGTTTGAACATCAAATATTCTTGATGTATACTGATCCCGCTGCTAATCCAGCGGGATTTTTATTGGAGAAAAAATGAAATTTGCACATATTGCAGATACACACATCTTAAATCTTAAGCGTCACGATGAATTTAATGAAATATTTAATAAAATGTATGAGATTCTACGTCAAGAGAGAGTAGATTATATTATTCATTGTGGAGATATTGCTCACACTAAAACACAAATCAGCCCAGAATTTGTTAAAATGGCTACAAATTTCTTACGTTCGCTATCAGAAATTGCACCAACATATGTAATTCTTGGAAATCATGATTGTAATCTTAAAAACGATAATCGAGAAGACGCAATTTCTCCTATTATTGATGCCATAAACTCTCCATATCTTACACTTTTTAAGTATTCACAAGAGTTCGATCTAAATAAATTTGTAAATTTAAATATTTTGAGCCGTCTTGATGAAGAAAATTGGAAAAAACCTTCAAATGCACACAAAATTAATATTGCTCTATATCACGGTGCTATTTCTGGTGTTAAAACCGATGGTGGTTATGTTTTAGAGAACGGTGAACATAATATTAAGGCACTAGAAGGTCACGATTATGCCTTTCTAGGCGATATTCATATGAGTAATCAGATAGTTGATACTGAAGGCAGAGTGAGATATCCAGGCTCAACTGTTCAAGGTAATTTTGGCGAACACGACGATAAAGGATTTTTAATTTGGGATATTCAATCCAAGGATGAATTCACCTGCCAGCATTATTCTATTCCAAACCCTAAGCCATATCTTACTATTGACCTTGCGGATGACGGAACTCTGCCAGAAATTAATGTAAAAGACGGTGCAAGAGTCAGAATAATGGCGTGCTACGGAGATTGTCAAGAATCGTTTCAATCCAGAATCAGTAATGTTTGTAAACAAAGCTTTAGCAAGTAGCTCTGATGCAAAACACGTTTCGGAAATCGTTTCAAATAATGAAAATTTACGCGACCGTTCAGTTCAAGAAAAATTAATGCGTGATTTCCTTAAAGATTACAAAGCAGAAGAGGAAGTTATGCAAAAAGTTATAAATCTTAATGATAGATATACTTCTATGGTTGAAGATGCCGATGAAACTAAAAGAAATGTTAAATGGAGACTAAAAAATCTTAAATGGGATAATCTTTTTAATTATGGAGAAGGTAATTCTATAAATTTTGATAATTTAAGAGGCATCATAGGAGTATTTGGTAAGAATTATAGTGGAAAATCATCAGTAGTTGATTCTTTATTATACACAATATATAATACAACATCTAAAAACAATCGTAAGAACCTAAACGTAATCAATCAAGATAAAGATAAAGGAAACGGCAGTGTAGAGATAGAAATTGAAGGTGAAAATTACGAAATAAATAGAGTATCTGAAAAATATACTAAGAAACTAAAAGGAGTATTAACCACGGAGGCTAAAACCGATGTGGAATTTACTTCCGATGCTGGTTCACTTAATGGATTAGCGCGTAACGATACAGATAACACTATTCGTAAGTACTTTGGTACTGTAGATGACTTCTTTTTGACTTCTATGGCAAGTCAATTTGGATATTTATCTTTTATTACCGAAGGATCAACTAAGCGCAAGGAAATATTGGCTAAATTTCTTGATTTAGAGATGTTTGAGAACAAATTTAAGCTAGCCAAGGATGAAAGCTCAGAACTAAAGGCACTTCTAAAGAAGTTAGAGGGTAACAACTTTGAGAAAGATATTTTAGCAACTGAACTTGAATTGTCTACGTTATCAAATGATATTCTAGGACATCAAAAAGGTTTAGAAGATACAAAATTAAAAATAGATACTCTAACTGATGAGTTGAAACCAATATCAGAAAAAATTAAAGTTACACCATTGGATATTACTCAATATTTTAAACTTCACAATAACTTAATTATGAGTAAAGAGAACCTTGAAACACTTAAAAACTCCAACGATGAGCTAAACGATGAGCATACAAAACTAGAAAATTTAATCATTAAATTAAACAATTATATTAATCTAGTTAATGAAAAAGAATTGTTAAAAAATGATGCAGAATTAGATAAAATGAGAGAACAGATGATTCCTCTTGAGAAAGAAATTAGTGCTCTTGAGACTAATATCAAGGGATACTCTCATAAACTAAAACTTCTAGAGGATATTCCCTGTGGCAATCAATTCACCAGTTGCAAGTTCATTAAGGACGCCTTCCAAGCTAAAGAAAAAATGGCTGGAGATGAAGGAGTCCTTGCTAATGCTAGGGTCAATTATCAAAATATTAGCGATCATTATGATACTCTTGATCAAAAAACTGCTGACGGACTCAATAAATTGGGTGAAGTCAAGAGGAAAAAGCGCGAAACAGAAGATAGAATGATGGCAGTAGAGTTAAAAATTGCCAAAAATGAACTAGAAATTGAAAAACTTTCTAAATTGATTGAAGTAAATCAAGAAAAGTTTGATAAGCAAGAAAAAGATCGTGAAGAAATAGAAAAAATTGATGCTTTAGTCAAACAAAAAAATCAATTAGAGAGGAATTTAGCTCTAACAAAAAGTCAATACGAAATGTATGATCGTGAATTAAGAGAGATGTATAAAAAAGAAGGATCACTGAAGCAAAAAATTGAATCTCTTAATAAACAAAAAGAAGATCTTGAAAATACACGCAAAGAATACTCAGCCTATGATTTATATCTGAAATGTATGCATCCAAGCGGTATAACTTATGAAATTATAAAAAATAAACTACCAGCTATCAACGAAGAAATAGCTAAAATACTTAACGGAGTGGTAAATTTTTCAATTTATCTTGAAAACGATGATGATAAACTTGATATTATGATTAAACATGGAGATAATTCTGCAAGACCACTAGAAATGGGAAGCGGAGCAGAAAAAACTCTAGCTTCAACAGCTATTCGTCTAGCTTTAATCTCAGTTACGTCATTACCAGTTGGCGATATTTTTATTCTTGACGAACCGGGAACTGCACTAGACGAAGAAAACATGTCTGGCTTTATTCGTATTCTAGAACTAATTAAGACATACTTCAAAACTGTGATTCTTATCTCACATCTTGATAGTCTTAAAGAATGCGTAGACAAACAAATCGTAATCAACAGAAAGGATGGTTACGCATTCGTAGAGGAGTAAACGAATGGCAAAGAAAAAAGAACCATCTGTAATACAAGACGTTGAAAAAGAAATAGAGGATGAAATGAGAGAGGATGCAAACGATAGAGGATTTCTAGATATAATAACTGAAAAGCTAATCTCTAGAAAATTACTTGTTTGGATTGTATCCTCTTCATTTCTTGCTCTTGGTAAAATAACACCAGATGAATGGGCCGCTATTTCGCTTGGATATATTGGTATAGAAGGAATAGCAGATATAGCAACTAAATGGAAAGGCGCTGGAAGATGATAAAAGTTGATTGGCCTCTCTTTTTTAAAAGATTTGGAATATTTTTAGGAATTATTATTACAATAGTTTCTATTCAGACATATATCAGTAATCAAGTTTCAACTCGTACACAACTTATGCAAGAATTATGTGAAAGTCAAAAAGCAGATATACAACTTGATCTTGAACAAAAAAGGCTTGAAGAAAAATCTAGATTAGAAAAAGAAATTGTTGAACTTAGAAGCCAACTAGAAAAAGCTAAAATATTATTAGATAAAATAGAACAACAAAAAACATATTCTGTTATGATTAAAAAAGATGTTAAAAAATTTATGACTGAATTTGATAGTATGTTTGGTGTTCAAGGAAAAAAAGATGATAAATAAATTCTTTGCTTTACTTCTTGCAGTTATGTTTATTTTACCTAAAACATTAAATGCCCAAGAAAAAGAATTTGATTATGAGCATTTAACTGCCGGTTCTTGCTTGACGAGCGATGGTTTCTTTTTTACAGAACAAGGAATGGTCGCATTAGTTGTAAATACTAGAGAAAAAATTAGATTAGCTACCTTAGACGGTCAAAGGCAGATAGATTTATTAAAAGTAGATTTAAAAACATGCTCAGAGTCAAAAGATTCTGAACTTAGAATACAGAGGCAGATGTTTGAAAAACAATTAGCTATTAAGCAGCAAGCTATCGATTCCTATAAATCAGATGCATATTGGTCAAATGTAAAAATTATTGGTGGAGTTGTTATTGGTATTGGAATTGGAGTATTAGCTACAACATTATTTTTAAGATAGTAGTTACATTTTATATACAATACTAATTATTGTGAGGAATATTATATGAAAATTAAAATAAATCAATCTAAAGAAGTAAATGAAATATTAGGAAGCCTTGCAGCAGGTGCATTAGGTGCTATTATAGTTTTAGCTCTAAAATCCTTTTACGGTTTTTTAACGCCAATGCTTGTAGCTAGCGATAAAAGACTTCAAACAGCTGATAATAAAATTAGAAATGGATTAAAAGAATTAAAAATTCCCGAAGAGGCAAAACAAGATTTATTACAACAATACGATGATGCGTTAAGGCAATTAAAAATAAAGTCAAATGAGCTACAAAAAGCTTCGGGCAATAAAGACACTATTTCTAAAATGGGAGATAGACCAAGCACTATAATAGGTAATGAAATAAAAAAAGTTCTTGTTGTAGTTCAAAATATTATCAAAAAATATCCTTATACTAAAAAAAGTTTTAGAGGAGCTGATGCAGATTTGATGGAAACATATAAAACTATTTCTAACTTAGATTTCATTGTCCTATTAGCCAGCAAAACAGAAAAAAATAGTTTATTTACTAGAGTTATAGCACCAGCTGATATTCCTGCATTAAGAAAAATAAAACAAAAACTTTCTGATCCACAAGAGCTTTTTAAGTTTGCACAAGCCTTGATTGGTACTAAAACTAAAGCAAGTGTACTACCTCCTTTTGAAGATAATGATAAAGAAAAACAATCAGATACTGAAGATGCAGAAATGGCATCTGCGGCAGAATAACGGAGTTATCCAAACAGATGGAAAATTTTACATTTAAATTAAAAAACGGTAAATTTATTATTAAAGAAAGTTATAATTCGGTTAAAGAAGCAATCGGAGATATCAGCCCAGCTGATGATAAAGCATTTAACCCAGCACAGAATACACCTAAAGAAGTTAATCCTTCTAAACCAGAAACAAAACAAAACAAAGAAGCACAAAATGTAGTAGAAATGCTTTTAAGTTATGGGCTAGAAATGGAAGAAGTAAAACAAGTATTACAAAAAATTAAAAATTGGGGCTTAACTGGTATACCAAAAACTAAAATTGTTTTTGATGATACATTATTATATCGTGGCTCTCAAAATACTGCTGATAAAAATCAGCAAGATACAGCCGGTCAATCTTCTGGTCAAAATCAGCAAACATTAGCATTGCCACCAGGCTCTAAAAGGCCAAATTTTAAACTATTACCAGGTGGAAAAGCAAAACTTGCCTTACCTGCAACGACAAATAATCCAAACTTAACTCTTATTAATGTAACTAAGGCAGCTGTTGATAATTCAAATAATTTGTCTACTTCAAGAGTAGAAAAAATTGATATGGAAGATACTGAGGATGAGCGGTTTGCAAAACAATTAACTGTAAAAACCGCAAATGAACTTTTTAACGGTGATTTTAATGCGCTTTCAGATGCTTTTAGTAAATGGCTTTCTCATTCACAGTTTAGCCAAGTAAGAAATCCTCCAAAAGATATTATTATAGATATGTTTAAAAAATTTACTGAGGATTTCAAGAAAAAACAGCCAAAACAAAACACTTTAGCATTACCAAAAAAAGGAGATACTGAAAGAGAAAAAGTCAAACCAGCTTACAGAGCGCCAGATACAAGATCACCAGATCAAAAAGCAGCAGCTAGCGATGCTGATCGTACAAGAGGTAGAACAAATAAAGGCGGCTTAACTGAAACTTTTGAAAAAGTTAGACAAGTAAAAAAAACAATTAAACATCCTTCATTAGTTGGCTGGGGTGCGAGGTAAAAATGAAAAAAGATATGAATTATATTCAGGCTTTAGAAAAAGCTGTAAAAGAAAAATATGGCGAACAAGCAACTCTAAATCCAAAGCAATTATGGGACGAACAATTAGAGGAAGAATATATTCAAAGTGTAAAAAAAGTTCACAAGAATGAGTACAGTAATCTAATGACTCAAGAAAAAGTTGAAGTTGATGGTTTTTCGATGCCAAAAAAACTACTTAATAAAAGTAATAAAGAATGTAGTATGTGTAAAGTTTATTCTTTTAATAAAAAAGACGATCTTTATTTAAATAAATTTAAAGTTTGTTACAAATGTTATGTTTGTAATATAGAGGATAAAAAAAATGGCTAGTGTCATTGAAGTAGTAAATGGAATTCAAGCTGCGATCCACGCAAAACATAACGGTGGAACAAAATTTGGTTTAAAAAGAGAAGAAATGGACCTATTGCAAGGTTGCTCAATTTATGATCCAAGGGTTATGGATGGTTTTGGTGTACAATATCAAGGTGATAATTTAATATTAAAATATCATAGTGAAATGCCATTAACAACAATTCATGATAAAAATTTTGAAACTGATGTTCGTAGAACTGTAAAAGATATTACAAATCATATCAAAGAAGAATATAGAAAAATTATTAAATCTGCATTACAACTTACTGAAATTGGAGATATTCAAATATTAATTCAAACAGTTAATCGTAGAACAGCATTTATTAATGCGTCTCAAGTTTATAAAATAGGTAATATAGAAATTGATAAAGGCGAAAGCGCAGTAAGCAAAAAAATATATGATACTGAACAAGATAATTTTTCAAATATTGCTAAAAGATGGCTAATGAATGTAAAGAAGAGTTAATATGTCTTTAACGAAAGATGAAATAAAAAAAGAAATTTTAAAATGCGGTAAAGACCCCTCTTATTTTTTGGATAATTATGCAAAAATTATTCACCAAGAAAGAGGGGTAATTCCATTTAGAACCTTTAAATTTCAAAAGCAATTATTAAAAGATTTTCATGATTTTAGATATAACGTTATATTAAAAGGCCGTCAGCTAGGCATTTCTACTATTGTCTCTGGATATGTAGCGTGGATGATGTTGTTTTATAAAGAAAAAAATATTCTTGTAATGGCAACTAAACAAAATACTGCTATTGAAATCGTAGATAAAGTTAGAGATATGGTTGAGTCCGTACCTAATTTTTTAAAAATAGCTACAGTTAGTACAAACAATAGAACAAAATTTGAATTAAGTAATGGATCAAAAATTCAAGGCGTACCAACATCAAAAGATGCTGGTCGTGGTCAAGCATTATCATTATTGATAGTTGATGAGGCCGCGTTCGTTGAAAACATGGATGATCTTTGGACTGGTTTATTGCCTACAATATCAACTGGAGGTCGCTGTATTGCTCTTTCAACACCGAATGGTGTTGGAAATTGGTTTCATAAAACTTACATAGATTCAGAAGCCGGCGCTAATAATTTTAAGCCTACAAGATTACCTTGGACAGTACATCCAGAATATACTCAAGAATGGTTTGACAACATAACAAAAAACATGTCAAAACGTGAAATTGCACAAGAGTTTGAGTGCAATTTTAATGCATCGGGTGAAACTGTTATTCACGGAGACGATATTATAAGGCTAAAGGCAGTAGTAAAAGAACCAGAATATAAAACTTGGGTAGATAGAAACTATCATGTTTGGAAACCATATCAATCTGGAGGTAGCTATCTGTTAGTAGCTGACGTTGCTAGAGGAGATGGTAAAGATTTTTCTGTTTTTCATGTAATTGACGTTAAGGAAATGGAGCAAGTAGCTGAATATCAAGGAAAGATAGACCCTGATACATTCGCTAAATTAATTAATGATGTTGGCATGGAATTCGGAGGATGCATGGTAGTTGTTGAAAATAATAATATTGGATATTCAGTAATAACTAAATTAGTTGATATGAGATATCCTAATATTTATTATTCTACAAAAGCTTCTCACGACTTTGTTGATTCAAGTATGGCACAATATACTAGCAATAGCGTGCCTGGATTTACAACAACTCAAAAAACAAGACCACTAATTGTTGCAAAATTAGATGAATTTGTAAGAAATAAGATAATTAAAATTAATTCATTGAGAACTATTAATGAATTAGATACATTTTTATGGATTAATGGAAGACCAGAGGCTCAAAGAGGATATAACGATGACTTGGTTATGTCTCTAGCTATTGCTTGCTGGGTAAGAGATACTGCAATAATAAACAATGAAAGATCTATGGAATACTCAAAAGCCATACTATCATCAATGGGAAAAACACAAAATTACCTTAACACATCTATTGATGGTATGAGACAATATGAAGTTACTCAAAAAATGGAACAATTAAAACAAATTTATACAGAACATGTATGGCTTTTAAAGGGATAAAAAATGGCAAACGGACCTAATAATATAAGAGATCCAAATTTAACTAGAAATACAGTTCAAAGTAGAGATGATCTTTCTAAAAAAAATCCTAGAAATCAAGAATCACCTTTATATGTTGCTCTTACTAGATTATTTTCTGGCCCTCTGTCATCTTATAAAGAACAATCACAAATTAGATATAAAAGAAGAGATTTAGATCGTTTTAAGTTTACTTCTGCTAGTGGTAAATCATTTAAAAAGAAAAGCTACAATCCCTTTGATGCCATTCAAAGCAATATTATGGCAAATCAAAGTCGTGCAGAGCGCTATTCAGATTTTGATCAAATGGAATTTACTCCCGAAATTGCTTCTGCGTTAGATATTTACGCAGATGAGATGACTACTAGTAATGAATTTAGACCTATTTTAGGTATTGAATGTAAAAATGAAGAAATAAAAAATATATTATATACATTATATTATAAAACTCTAAATTTACCACAAAATTTGTATAGCTGGTGTCGTACAATGTGTAAGTTTGGAGATTTATTTTTATATCTTGATGTAGATGAAGAGCTTGGTATTAAAAGTGTACTTGGTTTACCGTCACCTGAAGTAGAAAAACTTATGGGTGAGGATAAAACAAATGCAAACTATATTCAATTTCAATGGAATACTGCTGGATTGACATTTGAAAATTGGCAAGTTGCACATTTTTGTATAAAGGGTCAAGATAAATATACTCCATATGGTACATCTATTCTTGAACCAGCTCGTCGTATCTGGCGTCAATTAAATTTGATGGAAGATGCAATGATGGCATACCGTATTGTCAGAAGCCCAGAACGTAGAGTTTTTTATATAGACACTGGCAATATTGCACCAGCTGATGTTGAGCAATATATGCAAAAAATAATTACTCAAATGAAGCGTAATCAAATTGTTGATCCAACGACTGGTCGTGTTGATCTTCGCTATAATCCAATGAGTATTGATGAAGATTATTATATACCAGTTCGTGGTCAAACAAGCGGAACAAAAATTGAAAACCTTCCAGGTGGTCAATTTACAAGCGCGATTGAAGATGTTAAGTATCTTAGAGATAAATTATTTTCTGCTCTAAAAATTCCACAAGCATATCTTGCAAGAGGCGAAGGCCAAGCAGAAGATAAAACAATGTTAGCACAAAAAGATATGCGTTTTGCTAAAACTATTCAACGGCTTCAAGCTACATTAATTGATGAATTACAAAAAATTGGTATGATTCACTTATATACTCTAGGGTTTAGAAATGATGATTTAATAAAATTTAGAATAAAATTAAATAATCCTTCTAAGTTAGCAGAAATGCAAGAACTTGAGCATTTTAAAGCTCAATTAGAAATTGCAGGTCTAGCAAAAGAGCAAGGATTTAGTAAAAGATGGATATTTGAAGGTATATTTAAAATGGATGATAGAGAATTTCTTAGAATTCAAAGAGATTTATTCTATGATGCTTCGTTTACTAAATCTCTTGAAGCTGCTGGTAATGAAGCAGCAGAATCTTCAGGTGGCGCAACAGGTACATCTGCTATTGGAGGCGAGCCATCAGCAGAAACAACTCCTCAATCTGGAGAAACACCAGCAGCGGGAGGCGAAGAAAAGTCAGCCGAGGCACCACCTCCACCTGGAGAGCCAGGAAATCCGTTACTAGCGGCACCAGCTCGTCGTGAAGATATATTTAATGTTAAGCCTCCATATTTAACTGCTGGCTCTAAAGGTAAATGGTATAAGCCAGTAGCTGCTCCAAATTATTCTGGTGGTTCAAGAAGCAATAGCATTAAAGCTATGGCGGGTATGAGAAGCAATAATGCTTTTAAAGGCACTGGTCTAAGTACACTTGCCGCCGGTATTGCAAATGAATCAAAAGATTTTGATGTATTTGAACAGGATGAACAACTACTTAATGATGTACAACAAAAATTAGATTCAATGAGTAAATTTTTAACTAAAAAGAAAAAAGTAATTGGAGAGAATAAAAATGAATCATAATAAGAAAAGAAATACCGCTTTTCTTTACGAAATTTTATTAAGAGAAGGTACTAAAGCTACTTTAGAAAAAAATACAAAAAAAGCTAAAGAAATAAAAAATATGATACTAGAATATTTTAATCCTTCTACAGAAATGAATAAAGAATTACAATTATATAAATGTTTAAAAGAAAATGTTGTTGAAAAAGAATATGCAGAAAAATATTTAAACGAAGTTAAGAATAGACACGAAAAAATAAATAAAAATAAATTATTCAATGAACAAACTAATATTATTAATAAAATAAATAAAAATATTGGTCACATAATTTTTGAAACATTTGTACCAGAGTACAAATATTTAGCTACCATATCTCAAATTTTTAATCCAAATACAAAAATTAAAGAAAAAATTTTATTAGAAAAAAATATTCTTGATAAAATTGTAATTATAAATGAAACAAAGAATGATAAACTAGAACCAATAGATAATATTGTTTTTAAAACATTTAGTAAAAAATTTAATGAAAAATATTCTGGGCTTTTAAAAGAGCAAAAAGAGCTTCTTTCAGTATATGTTAATTCATTTTCACAAAATTTACTTGAATTTAAAATTTATCTAAATGAAGAAATATCTAGATTAAAAGAAAGTGTATCTAAGTGTTTAGAAGTAGAAGAAATAAAAGATGACAAAAATATGTTTAATAAAACTCAAGAAACGTTAAAATTTCTTGATAGTTTTAAACAAATTAAAGATTTAAATCAAGATATGTTACAAAAAATATTAAAAATCCAAGAATTTGTACATGAGGTATCCAAATAATGATAAGGATAACCATAAAAGATAAAAAAACAGGTATTCAAAAAGAAGTAAATATAAAAAAAACTTTGAATGGAGATTTTTTACTTCAAGAGCATCCGGAGATAGATATTATAGTTATTCCATCTAAATTTAAAGTCCTTGCTTTACCAAAAGAAGATCAATCTGATCATATTTATAATTTACAAGAAAAATTATTTAATTATATGGTAAAAAAGGGTGTAATATTACCTGAATCCATAACTTCTGGTAATATTTATGGGTCTTTGCAGGGCGCATATCCTCAACAATCTCCAGGTGGAGAAGATGTTTTACAAGTTGTTGTGTATAACATAGCAAATTTTATTGAAGACGAAAGACCTATAGTTGCAAGTGAAAAAGAATTTGAAGATAAGATGGAGAAAGCTCTATTAGAGCCATCTGTTGAGGATTCTACCGAACTTGGTGAAGTACCTCATAAAGAATTTAAAGGAAGTGTTCCTATGTACGGATTCCCAACTAGAGGAATTTATCGTTATAATTATTAATCATGAATTTATTAACTTTTATTTTAATATGTTATGGCATGACGATGATTTTAGTCTATGGAAAAATATTTGATTCCATAAGACCAAAGCATCACATGTTTAAATGCACAATGTGTATGGGATTTTGGGTAGGAGCATTTGTAAATATATTATTATATTTATTAAATAAAGAT